CCCAGTAGAAAACCATTTTTCCCAAGTGGGGAAATTGGTTTAGAACATTAACAATTCAACCGCAGAACTGGACAGATGACTGTTTTGCCCACCCGAGTCATCTGTTCAACTGGTAGCACCAACGCACCTTTTTACTTTCATTGAGACTTAGATATCTACACAAAAATGGAAACAACTATCATTTGGTGCTATCAATTGGCGACATCAACCTTAAAGTAATTAATCAATGATATACACTCACTTGGTGTCGCCTTGCCCCAGTTCTGCGGTTGAAATTAGAAAGTATAACTAAATAGGAGGGATTGTATATTTTCAATACATCCAATAGAGGTGATGTGGGCACAAGCCCCAGAGGAAATTAAATTAGAATTAGCACTAAATCTCATCACAGCAATTCTCAAAATATCAAAGGACAGACGCGCAGAGATTGTCCTTGATGATGGCAAATATGAGATTAAACTTAATAAGTTAGACTGAGAAACGAAATGGAAACATTAGTTTGGATTTTGCAAGCAGTACCGCACGCTATTTTTATCACTGGATTAATCGTAGCTGGGCATTGGGCAATTAAAAAAATCATTAAGGCGGTAAAGGAATACGACAATGCCTAGAATTAAATCAGCAAAGCGCTACAAGATATGGGGAAGTAGAGGCTTCTGCTGTAAGTTTGAAGACGGATGTAAAGCTGTATACGTGATGGCTAATCGAGTATTCCGTAGAAAAACCCGACAATATCTTAAGCTTGTTTATCGCTTGGGTACTTCAAATGTCCGAGCAAGAGATTGAAAACAATAACACTTATGCTCGCTGTAAATCTGCAGGTGGCGAGATGGGCTATTCGAAATGCTACAAGGATGGAAAGGAAATCTAAATGAAAATTATAGCAGAAAATCCAGCTGAAGAAGTCTTGCTGTGGCGTATTAAAGCCTTAAGCGACGAGTTGGTCAATCAAGACAATCGATACACCAGGATGCCAGTATGGACGATCCTAGATAATAACAAAGCTGGCAAAGACTATGGCGCAGTCATGTACTTTACTGGCAAAGCCGCCGAGCAGCATATCGAGGAAAACGGTCATCATTACGATAATCCAACGATATGTGTTCGCAGCGCTCACGACAATCGAGAATTAAAAGATATTGTTCACTTGCTTATCCTAGCTGGTGGCAATGAAATACCAAGTAACCATTATGGAGTTTTGAGAGATGTGTGATATTAAATTCGATATCGCAGGTCAAGTGCCTAGTAAGAAGAATAATAAGCGACTTCTGAAAAATTCTCGAACAGGAAAAATGTTTATCGCGAGTAGCGAGAAGTTCAACGAATGGCATAATCAAGCTATGATGGATTTGTGCTTCAGGCTGAATAAAGACAGGGATGTCTTTCGCGACAAGCAAGTGGAGATAGAGTTAACGTTTTACAATAGCGACAATCGACGACATGACCTCGACAATATGACTAGTAGTGTATTGGATTTACTAGTTGACGCTGAGTTTATCGACGATGATTGTTGTAGAGCTGTAAATAAAGTCGTTGCTATTTTCGGCGGAGTAGATAGACAAGCGCCTCGCGTTGAAGTTGAGATTAATGGTGTTGAGCGTAAGTAAGTATGCACCTAAAAACTCATGTAGCGAGTTATGCTATAATAATCATAGAATTGCGGATCGAAAGGTCCGCTTTTTGTTTGGAGAAATATCATGACGACCAAGAAAACAGTGAAAAAGCGCGCCCCCAACAAGGGAGGGCAACCAACAAAATATAAGCCAGAATATTGTCAACAGTTAATTGACTATTTTTCAATCGACCCTACAAAAATCACAGAAGACGAAACCGTCTCGTCAGCCGACGGTGATAAGCTGATAGCTAGAAGAATGCCTCAGCGAATGCCGTGGCTTGAAGGATTTGCACGAAAAATTGGTGTACATCGCAACACTTTGAGAGACTGGTGCGATCTTCATCCAGAATTTGCGGAAGCCTATGAAACCGCCAAAGATTTACAACGCGAGTTTATTGTTGATGTGGCTTTAAGTGGTGCCGCTCCAGCAAGCTTTGCTATCTTTACTATGAAAAATGTTTGTGGATGGCGAGATGAGCGCGACTTAAAGTTGAAAAAAGCGAAAGAGGAGGGTAATATCGATGACGAAGAACTCCGAGCAGCAATCTTTGAATAATCTGACCAGGAAAGACATTGTACGACTATGCGAAAAGTACTGGGAAACGGATAGAGATAAGCTCCGACAGTACCTATTAGCGATATTTAAGAGGCGCGAAAACATTCATTTGTTTGGTTGGTTCATCGCCCGACCATATTTTCCACTAGAAACACCACCGTTTCATAAAGAGATATTAGACTTAATCAGTGATAAGAATAATCGACGCATAGGCGTTATTGCGCCACGTGGACACGCGAAGTCGACAACAGTAGACATGACATACCCTCTGTGGGCTGGTTGTTTTGAACAAGAAGAATTCATAGTGATAATCAGCGACACATACACTCAAGCTGCAGAGTTCATCAATGCGCTTAAAGATGAGTTCGAGAATAATCCGAAAATTAAATGGTTATTTGGCAATATGAAAGGTGACGACTGGCAAGACGGAGAGTTTGTGCTGAGTAACGGCATTAAGTACGCCGCGAAAGGTTCTGGCATGAAAATTCGTGGTATTCGACACCGACATACACGACCGACTCTAATGATATTTGACGATATCGAGAATGACGAAAACATCAAGAGCGCCGAGCAACGCCAGAAGCTGTACCATTGGTTTACCAAGGCGGCGATACCAGCACTAGCGAGAGGTGGACGTGCTGTTGTCATCGGAACGATTCTTCATTTCGACAGCCTCGTGAATAAAGTGATGAAACAGCAAGATGTGTTTAAGAGCTGGCATACACGGATATTTTACGCAATTACCACCGAGGAGGACGGCACAGAGCGGGCTTTGTGGCCGGAACACCGCAGCCTAGAGAAGCTGAGGGCTATGCGAGATGATCCGAGTGATCAGGAGTTCGTTGGCAGCATTGCTTTTGCGCAGGAATATCAGCACAAGCCGTTCAGCGAAGAGGACGCTATCATCAAGCCTGATTGGATTAAAGAGTGCGAGCCAAGTCAGGTGCCAGATAAGCATGCACGGCTGGCGAGGGTGCTGACAATCGATCCTGCCGCCAGCGAACGTCAGACGGCTGACCCGACGGCTATGGGTGTTGTTGACCTGTATACCGACGGCAATGTTTACATACGTGCGATACGCAACCAACGAACCTCGCCGAGTGTCACTGCTGATACAGTTAGAGAGCTTGATGAAATATACAAACCGCAGGTGATTGGTATAGAGGAGGGCGCACTGGGGCTGGTGTTTCGGGATTTGCTGGCGGGGCTGCCTGTCATTGGCTTGAAGCCTGATAAAGACAAGGTGCGGCGACTCTTAGCCGTGAGCCGATTCTTTGAGGCTGGCAGGATATATATTGTGAAAGATATTCAGAATGGACAAGCGTTACGCGAGCAGTTGATTGAATTTCCAAAGGGCACGCATGACGACATGGTGGATATGGTGGTTTATGCGGTGCGGTTGCTGTTGGTGGAGGGTATGAATCAGGTGTCGAGTAAAGATTTCCAGACTGCTGGTGATTATTACGACGAGCTAGATGACGATGAGTGGTTGGATTAAGTATAAGTATGATATAATCAGAGTAAGTATATACGACGTGCGAAAGGCGTCGTATTTTATTTGGAGAAATTATGAAGCTGATAAACTTGAGCGGTAAGAATAACGATAAAAATGCAGGTAGCCGACTACGTGAGATTGGTGGTGCTGGCACTGGCGTATTTACGGACTATGAAGCAGAGAAAATAAAGCTAAACCGCCCGAGGAAAATCACTGATTACCGAGACATGTTGCGTGATGGCACTGTCGAGGCATTATTCAATATCCTGACCATGCCGATTTTGGCAAGTGAGTATGACATTAAGCCTGCCGACGAAAGTACTGAAGCGAAAACGCAAGCAGATTTCGTACGAAACAACTTACTGAGCGAGAGCTATAAAGGCGGTATTGAAACGCCGTTTAATTTGTTCCTCGACCAGTCGATGATGGCGCTTGTGGATGGCTTTCAGGTATGGGAAAAGGTGTATCGGCTCAATAGTAACCGCTACGAGTTGAAGAAGCTGGCGCTGCGGGATTCGAGAAGCGTGGAGATTCAGAGCGATTTGAAGGAAGGCTATCAAGGAATTAGGCAAACACAAGAAGATGGCTCGACGGTGGATATTCCAGCCTACAAAACGTTCCTATTTACACCAGGCAAACGATACGATCCGTATTACGGACGTTCAATATTTACGGCACTTTGGCGAAACTATGACAAGAAGTGGAAGTTAGAATATCTGGATAGCATTGCTTTGCAAAATGACGCTATCAAACCAAAGGTATTAAAAAATACCGGCAACACACTTGCAAATGCTGATGACAAAGTAACGTCGAAAGTATTGAACGTATTAAGCCGTTTAGGCAAGGTCAATTCAACGGCGACTTTGCCGCCAAATTACGAACTTGAGGTACTGAACTCTGAGGGACGCGATCCGCACCAATCGATTGAGCGCCAGAACTCTGAGATGGCAAGAGTATTCCTGGCTAACTTTATGCTGCTGGGTTCGCAGGGGACAAGTTCGACTGGTAGCTTTGCGCTGAGCGATACGCAAGCAAAGATGTTCCGTATGAGCCTAGAATCCGTCATGAATAAGCTGGCGGCTCACATTAACCAATACATCATCGCTGATTTGATTGATATTAACTTTAGCGAACCACACTATCCAGTTTTCGCATTTGAGAAGATGGATAATGAAGTGGTTGGTGCGATATTTAACGCCTTTACGACAATGATTCAGAAAGACCGCATGTCTGACGCAATGGCAAGCGAGATTGAGGACGCAACAGCGACACGGCTAGGCTTTGACGTGGAGAAGATTAAGCAGCATCGTACTGAACAGTCTGAAAATACTGAAAGCAACGCCAGCAAGGAGAAAGAGGCTGGCGGTACGCCGACTGGTCAACGAACAATGAGCGACGATCACAAGCATGAGCCAAGCGAGAGCCTGAAAAAGCTTGACGCCAGATGGCAGGAGCTAGAAAAACGTTTTTTAGACCAAATCCGCCCGGTTTATGAGACTGTGGCGGAGAAAGTCAGTCAGGAGGTCGCAGAATCAAAGCTAGTGAGCGACATTGATGCGGTGGTGTTTCCAGCGGAGTACCGCCGAACGTTGGTATCATTCTTTAAGCAGGGGTATCAGATTGGAAAAATCAGTGCTAGCGATGAAATGGGTAAGCCGGCTGCGAAGAACGGCAATGATTTAACTAAAGCAGCCGTTGAATACATAAACTGGATTATCGAGAAGCAGCAGAATGACCTGACCAATTACGCTAAAAGCCTGGTAATGAATAGAGTAGTGCTGGATGATGAGCCGATTGATTACAGCGCTGAGATTCTGAAGCTGATTCTGGCGTGGTTTGCAACGAAGTTGATGGATACGGCGTCGTACGCAATTGCACAAGCGGTCAATTCCGGGCGTAATTCGGTATGGGATGATGACGATGTGTTGGAGTTTTCGGCAATTCTGGATGCGCGGACGTCGCCTGGCTGTAGCGCACTGGACGGCAAGGTGATGACGTGGAAGGAGTGGCAGGCATATCCTGAGTATATTCCGCCGCGACATTTTAACTGCCGCTCGACATTTACGAGACTTCTCGGCGATAATCCAGAGGATGAGATAAACCCGCCGAACAACATGCAGATGCACAACATTGAGAAGATTCAGAGAACGCCGAAGCCGCAGCTGATTGAAGAGAATCCATACATGGCACAGTATACCAAGGCAGAGTTGCTGAGTGTCGAGACATACAAGGGTAATGGGTTTATAAATATCAATCAGACGCTATTGGGTCGCCGACCAATGAATGAATATGCTGAGGCTGATATTAAGCAACTGGATAAGGCGATTAAGAAGACGAAGCTAGAGAAGGACGTGGTGCTGTATCGTGGTATTGGGCTAGAGTCAAAGTTGTCGGTTAATGATATTGTCGATAATCCTAATTTTCTTTCTACATCTACCAGTCAGGACGTGTCAATAGAGTTTGCGCGGCAAGCTGATGGGAACAAATATGTATTTATCTTTAAGGCTCCAAAGGATATGCCATATTTGGATATAGAGAAAGTGCTAGCAGATAATGGTGTTACCTCAATAACAGATGAGGACGAATATCTGCTGTCTAGGGGCAAGAAGTTCGTTGTAAAAAGGCTTAAGAAGTTAGATAATGAGATTATCATGGCTGATATGGAAATGACGAAGGACACTAAATACCTCGCTGATGAATCAGAGGACTTGCTGACTGATGAAATGATGGCTAGTTTGAATAAGACGGCCGAGGAAGTTGAGAAGCGTCTCGCCGATCCAAATTACAAACCGAGCCGAGCAGTTCAACGGATGCATGCTATTTGGCAGATGGATTCTGAATACCTAGACGAACAGCTGAAAAAGCAGCATAAAAACAAATAGTTTTGCTTTAACCACAAGTATGATATAATACGACCAGTATATGCGACAAGCGAGTTTGTCGCATTTTCTTTTGGGGCAAATTTCTCTTGGAGTATATCGGGAGAATAATATGTTTACAGTTTCAACAAAGACGAAAGATAACATCCGACTAAGCGACGAGGGTAAAAGCGAGTACAGACGGTATTGGAAGCAATTATGCCCGTTTGGCGAATGGATAGATCCAAATGATTGGGATAATTCAAAGTTGGTTATTGACAAAAACCTGGTTGATCAACTGGTAAAAAACTTCAATGACGGGGTTTTGGACTACGTGCCGGTGCCGTTAGGACACCCGTATGACAGCTCGAGCTTAGCAAGTCTTAATACCGGCGAGTTGCTGGAGTTGGAGGCACGAGAAGACGGCTTGTACGGTTTGATAGAAATTCGCGACGATGCAGTTGCCGATAAAATCGACAAAAACCTGATTCCAAATGTATCAATGGGTATGGATTTGCAATACAAGGACAAGAAAGATGGCTCACTCAAGGGTGCGGTGCTCCAACACGTGGGGCTAGTGACCGACCCATATCTCAAAGGCATGCACGCCTTTGAGCCGGCGCTGTCTGATATGTCGCAGGTAGCCATTGTGCTTAGTGATTCATCTAATAACAAGAGAGAGGAGAATGGGATGAATAAGGTAAAAGTAACTAACGACCGTGATTTTGACGTCGAGGTGAAGTGGCAGGAAGACGGTGAAGAGAAGACCGCAACCGTCGCCGCTGGTGCAGACGTTGAAGTTCCTGAAGATCAGGAGGAAGCAGTAAAGCAGCAAATCGCCGACGCTAAAGAGCCAGAAGATAAAGACGAGGATAAGTCTGGAGAGGACAATTTGTCCGACAAGAAAGATTTGTCTGACGAGCAGAAAGCGCTTGAAGCTGAGAAAGCTGAGTTGGCTCGGGAAAAAGCCGAACTGGCAAAGCAGAAGCAAGAGCTATCGGAAAAGCAGGCTGAGACTGAATATGAGAAGCTGCTTTCTGAAGGCAAGCTTGTCCCGGCTCAGAAAGAGAGCTATTTGGCACTCTGCGCCGCCAAAGACACCAAGGTGCAGTTATCTGATACGAAAACCAAATCTGTTGATGTGCTATTATCGGAACTCTTTGCGGCAATGCCGGCAATGCGGCTATTGAGCGAAGATGGCGGTGAAGGCGGCAATGGAAATGGTGATGAAGTTCAGCTGGACGACTCTGATAAAGCAGACATCGAGCGGTTCGGACTGAATGAAGAAGATTATAAAGAAGTAAAGCGTGAGAAGGAGAAACAATAATGACATTTCTACGACAAGACGGCGATTTGATTTCAGCTCCATTCGGTAGCAATGTAATCAATCGCGGACAACTAGTTACTGTTGACGCTAGCGGTAACGCTAGGGCAGCAGAAGCTGGAGTAAAACCATTCTTGGGCGTTGCTATGGAAAATACCGGCGGACTAATCAAGAATGAAGTGCGAGTTTATCGAACTGGCGTGTTCCAGCTGGCAATCGACGTAGTAGCGGCTGCTGATTTAGGCAAGGCTGTTGCTATTGCGACATCAGATAAGGTAACAACGACTGTTAGCGGCACCGCGCCGGCAATCGGACAGATTGTTGAAGTTATTGACAATAAAACTGTAGGCGTTCGCCTGAGCTAAGAAAGGAAGATAAGATGGACTTAAAAGCAATGCTACAAAAGCTTGATACCGCCATCAAGACGGTATACAAGACTACTAAAAAAGAATACAAAGACCCTCTGCAGGGCATTTTGTACGATATCACACCAGTGACGGGTGCGGTCAACAACATCGTGACACTCAACAGCGTGCCTGGCATGCGTGAGTTCAAATCAGAGCGCAAACACGGCGTGGCTGACAACACCGTCCACACAATCGCTCCACGAAAGTGGGAGTCAACCCTGGACGTTGAACGTGAAAAGATTGAAGACGATGATCTCGGCCAGATTCCAAACCAAACCCGCGTGATGACTACTAAGAGTGGACGTCATTATGGTGCACTGGCTGTGGCAGCACTTCCTGTTGGCTTTACGGCTAACTTGAGCGACGGCAAGCCATTCTTCCACTCTGATCGTGGCAACTTGATTACTGGCGCATTCAGTGCCGCAACATTTAGTAAGGCTTTTGATGCGTTGGTTGGCATGAAAGATGCTGATGGCGACTTTATCAACCCGATTCCAACCCACTTGATCGTTGGTCAGGAAAACCGCGAGGAAGCTGAGAAAATCTTGCTCCGCGAGAAGTTGGACAATGGACAGAGCAACACCAATTACAAACGTGTTGAGCTTATCGTTGATCCACGAATTGCTGGCAAAGCAGTATTCTTGGTGGCGGCTAAAGAGGGTATGTGCCCATTGACAATTGCTGAGCGCGTGAAGGTTGGTGCACCTGTTGCGAAGACCGACATAAACAGCGACAGGGCATTCGAAACTGATGTGTTTAGCTGGGGCTTGCGTGGTCGTTACGACGCAGCTTACCAGGCAATGCAGTTTATCGTGACTGTGAAAGGTTCTTAGTCGGCAGACTTGAGGCGGGAGATGATTCGCCCGCCTTTGTTTGAGGATTAGGAGAAATAATATGAAGCACGAAATAAATCAACCTATCAAAGATATATTACAGGAAGCGGGATTGTATCACCGCCAGTTGTTGGAATTTAACGACGTTAACAGTTCGGTGATTTCGCTAGGAGACTACATCTTGGCTGACGTCAACGGCGACGATACAATTGACGTAAAAGATGTGCGAGTGCTGGTAGACAATAAGCTAGTCAAAGTAACCGAAGTAGACACCACCAATGCATTGATTACACTGGAAAAGCCGGTTGTTTCTGGGCAGGAAGTGTCGGTGCGTTTTGCTAGTTCTAGTGTAGAGCCTGAATATGTCGAGAAAGTGCGAACTGAAGCCCTGAGCGAAATCATATCAAAGATTCCATGTGAGGCTGCCTGGGCTGAGGAGTATAATCCAACATTACGCTACATTCAGCGGCTAATGGCTGCCGGTATGTTATTGGTGCGGGATTATGGATTTAATGAAGACATTGAAAATACCAGCAAGGATGGCTATAAGAAATTGGAGCTGGCAAGCGAAAAACTAAACACGCTAATTGCCACGGTTTGTGGCGAAGCCTGTTCAAGAAGTGCTCAAGGATTTGCGGTGCGGGATGATGGAGATCTTTTTTCAAAGAGACCGCATATCAGTAGCGAGGATTGGTAGATGGACGGGCAAAAAGTACCAATTTCTGTCACGGTTGATGGCGAGGAACTGAAGCAATTCAATCAGATACTATTAAATCGATGGAAGCGTGCTAGTAGTCTGCGTATACCATTGCAAGAGGCGGCTAATTTTATGCTGGATGAGATTTCCAAGAATTTTAGTGGCAAGCGTGGTACAGTTTTTGGCGCACAGTGGCAGAAGCGTAAGCGAAACTATCCGTGGCCGCTACTGAATAAAACAGGCAAGATGAAGGATGGTTTTAAGGCGGAAATATATAGTGATAAAGCGGTTATTAAAAATCCGACGCGGTATTTCAAATATCATCAGATGGGCACGAAAAACATGCCAGCTCGCAAGATGTGGGGCATGACCGAGCCACAGGCACGGTATATTCGCCAACGATTACAAATCTATTTAGAAGCTGAAGGAGAGAGATAATGCAATACGAAGACCCAATTTTAGCAAAGTTGCGCAACCTGTTAAATGAGCACGGCCCGAAAGACTTGAGGAATAAATACTATCTGGGCGATCCAATGGTGGTGGATAAATCAAGCTTGCCGATGTGCTTTATTAGTTACGAGCGGCAGAGTGTCATTGATGATGCCTCGTATTCAATCGAAACGCACTCGACGGTGTTAATCAATGTGGCGTACGACCTAACTAGGGATTTTAATAGCACGGCAAAACGTAGTGGCAGTCATATGGCATTGGTGAAAATGATTTGCGGGCGAGATAGCAAGAATAAATTACTGCCTGAGACGATTTTATCTGTACTGAGACGATTTCAGGATGAGCAATCTGACGAACTGATAATCGACCTAGGTAGCCAAACGGAAATTGATTATGTAATGAGCGAGCGGGGCGGTAGCGTATTTACTAACGAAGCCTTAATACGATTTACGGTACGTACTAGCGATATGATTGGATAAATGTAAGCGCCATGGTATAATACGGGTAGTATATGCGATCAGCCTTGGTCGCATTTTCTTTTGCTACTGACTGATTTCGCGTAAGAAAGGGATTAACCGTGAAGAAAGATAATCAGCCAGCAGCACCCGCACCGAAGCAGTCATTCTACCTGCCAGAGTTGGGACTGTCTGTCGAATCAGGGAGCTTTGAAGAAGCAATTAAAAAAGCCAAAGCCGAAAATAAGGAGGGAGAGGAATAATGGCAGAGAAAAAGATTGTAACAGGTCGAAAGACCGCCGTGGGTTTGGCGCTGGAAGACACCAGAGGTACCGCCAAAATGCCGACGTATTTTTATCCGCAACTAGATTTTAGCTTTAAGGATACTCCAGAAACGAAAACTAATGAATCGGCGTACAACAACATCACCAAAAACAATGCTGTCGATGTGATGAGTGTTAAAGGCGAGGGTTCAATCGGCGGCAAGACGTGGGCAAAAGGGCTGTATTACTGGTTGGCAATGGTGTTTGGACAAAAAGCCACGACAACTCCTGTTGCTGGTGATACGGGAGCTAAGAAGCACTTATTTTCGCTTAATAATGAGAATACGCACATCAGCTCGACCGTTACTATTAAAGAGGCGGTATTCTGTGGGCAGTTTCCGTATGCCATGATTGAGAGCTTTAAGATTTCATGGACGCCTGATGATTATCCGAAGATTGAAGTAAGCTTGATGTCGAAAAAATCCAAGGACGTAACGCCGTCAACCGTTACTATTGCGTACGACTCAACCGAGACAGAGTTTATTCCAAAGGACGTGCTGCTGAAAATGGCAGCCGACGCAGCCGGTTTGGCGGCAGCTCCAGAACTACAAGACGTTAAGAGTTTCAGCTTGGAAATTAAGAAAAACTTGGAGGCAGTTCAAACGTCGAGTTCTAAGGATGACATTCAGGAGATCTTTAATAAGGACTTCGAGGTTAGTGGTTCAATTGAGAAACTCTACACTGACAATACCTACAAAACCACGATGTTGAACGGTACGACTCAGGCAATGCAGTTTGGTTTCATCGATAAAAATCATAAAGCCGGCAACACCACGCCAACCAGCCTGTTGTTTACTATAAGTAAGGTAGCAATTTCCAGCCGAGAGCCAAGCTACGGACTGAGTGATATTTCAACTGAGACTATCAATTTCGAGGGCTTGCTAAACATTACAGACGGCAAGACTATTGAAGCTGAATTGGTTAATAAATACGAATACTAGGAGTAGATAAATGAGTAATCGAGAAGTGACAATTGAACTAAATGATGGACGTAGTGCTGTTATCCGCGGATTTATTCGCAATCGCGACAGAAGTATGTACCGACGGCTAATGCTCGAGGGGCAAACTATGTCTACCAAGGAAATGGAAGCCAGTGATGGCGAGGTAGACGTCGACTTGAGTAGAGTTATGGGAGCAAGCGATAAGCTAATTGAGAAGTTATTGCTGGAGTATTGCGGTAGCCGTGAACAGCCATTTGAAGCACTGATGGACAGCGAATTTGGCGACGACTATGAGACTATCAGTAACAAGGTTATGGAAGTGTTCGGTAGAGAGAGGGAGCTCCCAAAAGAATAGAGGCGTGGTCGATTAAGTATGACCGCGCTCTGCGCAATGGTTCTGGCGAAGTGCCGCAGATGATCCAAATTGCGCTTATCTGCAAGGAGTATGGCTGGACGTACGATGAATATATGGATCAGCCAGAGGATTTTACCGCAGCTATCCTAGCAAGACGTCAAGTTGAGGCAGTAGTCGAAAAGGAGCAAATCGATAAGGCGGGGCGGCGGGGAGAGGCGTCCGCTTTTT